ATTCTCTCTGCTTCTGCTACTGACAGCGATGTCAAGTTTCGCGCAACCCTCAAAAAATCGGACAGCCTTCTCAAACAAGGATTTTACTCCCGAACTTACAACCTACGACAGGCAGCTTTTCAATCTCAACTTCAATAGCATGTTGTATTGGTATGATACGGCATTGCAAATCGATTCGCTGTATCAAATGGAAAGGCTAAAAGTTACCTATTACGCGAAGATAACAGGCATACAAGCAACGAGTTATGAAACATTAGCCGAAATCTATAAAAACAAACAAAGCATTGAAAAGGCCATTGCAACTGAAAAGGATAACGAAATTGGTGAATTGAAAAAAAAGAACAGACGGTTAATAATTACTAACACAGCACTCACACTTGGTATCACAGGACTGGCTTTTTCTACTATATATTTTGCAATACTATAACTATGGAATTTGAACCAAGAGATTTAGTTACAATTATAGGCGGTGCTGTATCGCTCACAGGTTTATACTATGCACTGAAGCGCGATGTTGTTAAAGTATCCAGCGCACTGGGCAAAGTTGAATCGTATCACAAAAGAGAAATTGAAATGATAAACGTTGCATTGAAGGATCAAAAGACAGAATTGAATTTGAAGAATGATAAGTTGGAAGGTAAGATTGATGCAATCCAGACGCAGATTGCCATGATTAGTTCGCACCTTGCCGAGCTAAATGGCTACTTGAAGGCAAACAAATAATTTACAATATGTCACATGGCTATGCAGAAGTTTACAAAGAAATACATGCAGGTGAGGGAACGGTAGCGAGTCGCGTTCGCGCGGCAATGAAGAAGCATAGTATTGCGCTTTCCTATGATTCATTTTCACGAATGTATTATGAATGGAAGCGTTATCATAAGCACAAAGAAATTTTAGCTGTTAAGCCACAGCTAAACGGCAATTTGGCGAAGCTTGAGAATCATCTCGGCGACTTCAACAACTTGATTAACGAGTTAGTTCCTGAATCTGCCAATCCACTGGACCTGCCACCATCGCAGGAAGCCAATTACAAACCTTATAAGCTACCGATTAACCACAACAACATTCTGTTGCTGTCGGATATTCATGTACCTTATCACAACATCCAAGCTTTAACGCTGGCACTTAAATATGGTTTAGAGAATGACGTGAATACGATACTGCTCAATGGTGACATCATTGACTTCTATGCTATCAGTCGTTTTGAGAAGGATCCACGCAAACGAAACTTTGGGTATGAGGTGCTAATGACTCGCCAATTTTTAGGCACACTTCGCAAGCTATTCCCGAATGCTGCTATCTATTACAAGTGTGGTAATCACGATGTTCGCTATGATCATTACATCATGCGGAATGCACCCGACCTTTTGGGCATGGATGAATTCAACTTTGAATCATTGATGCATTTAGATAAGCACAACATCACTTTAATACCGGATAAACAAATCATTCACGCTGGCAAGCTTACTATTTTACATGGTCACGAACTGGGTGCATCTGTATTCAGCCCAGTTAACATCGCACGTGGTTTATTCCTTCGTGCTAAGGATAGCGCATTATGTGGTCACCACCACCAGGCAAGCGAACATACAGAGCCAAATATCAATGGAAAGATTACAACGTGCTGGAGTGTTGCCTGTCTGTGCGAATTGCATCCTGATTACATGCCCATCAATAAACACCATCATGGTTTTGCTCATGTTCGCGTGTTAGACAATGGTGAATTTGAAGTAAGCAATTACCGAATAATAAACGGTAAAATCCGTTAAATAAAAAATGCTCCCACTATTGCAGGAGCATTTCAAACAATAACAACTACCTATAACATTTAACCAAGGTTCTTATTCAAAAAGTCATTGTAAATATGTAGGTTATTTACAAAGTGATAGTACCATCCAATTTCTTTATTGACCATTTTTGAAACATGCTCTTGTAGTTTAGAGAAGCAGTACTGATCATTGCAAAAACCATACCATAAGTCATTAGATCTCATTTGGACCATCATATTCAACTTATTGTTGACTATATTGAAACCAATGGACATGGTGCAAGGAGTGTCATGAGAGTAATTTTCATGCTCCTTTCCATCGTAGATTGAAATAAAAGCTCTTCTAGTGTTGTTGTCTCTTAATAGTTCGTCAATACAGTATTGCAATTGATTGTTTCTTTCCCATTGCCAACCATAATTTGACTGAACGATGTCATTGCCATTGTGCATTTTGTCCCAAATCTTAGCGTGCTTTTTTATTTCACTAACTGAAGGATCTTTAGACAAGTACCATTCCCATTCTTTTTCAGCATAATCTTTTTTCCAATTACGCCATTTAGTTGTGATCTCATTGTCCATTGGGTTTTCAATCATAAATCCACAGCATAATGTAGCTTTAGTATTAGCATATGGAAAACCGTAATTTGAAATCCAATAGTATAAAGATTCAAATGCTTCATTAGCATTTTCATAGATCTTACTCATAAGGCATTTCTAATTGTGATCTCACTATTTTGACGTTTGATTTTTTGTAGTCAATAACACCATCATCATGCAGAACTATGTTACTAACTACATCACCTACTTTTGCTCCTAACTTTTTATTAGGACCTTCATGCCAATGTATGATGTGATTGCCATTTATTAGCGTGTATGTGATGATGTCTTTAGAGAATGGTCCATCATATGGTCCATTTATATCAGTCACCATATAGTTAATTGTCAAAGATTGTTGCTCAATAGGTTTTTCAACTTGTTGCTCAACGTTCTTTACAAATGTACCATTGATCATGTTACCTTTCCTATTCTTGATCTGCTGATAAGCACCATTGATACATTCCTCTATCGTAGTGTTAGTCATATGTGCCATATTGGTTAGCACTACAATCATGTCTCCAATAGCGTCTTTATACTCTTCATAGTCATCTTTTAAGATGCTTCTTGACAATTCGCCCATTTCCTCATTAAGCTTAAGGAATTGTGTCTTTACATTTCCTTTTTCGTACAATCCACGTTCTTTAGCCCAATCGCGAATTGATTCAAATTCATTTGTTAGTTGCATAACTCTACTTTTTGGATTTGTTTGAAATAATACTTATTGTTGCAATTGATCTTACAATATGTCTTATCGTTTTCATTGTAAACCTTTACAACCTTGCCTTGTTTCTCTTCACGTTTAGATGTGAATTTTACTTCTGTTCCTTTAACGATTTGTTGCTCACTCATAACTCTAATTTTTGTTGGTTTATTATTTGTTGATAAAAATTTTCATCTGATTTTATGGTAGCTAATTTACCACAAAGTTCAGCTTCACTTGCAATATAGTTAAAATCTTTCAATGTTTGGCTCTTAAAGAGCGTCTTATTTGGATCATAATCAATATCTATGAAGCTAACTACTTCAAACTTAAGATTCTCATAAAATCTCATAGTGATAAACGCATTTTCATGTTCTTTGTCTCCAATCACTAATGATGAATAAGATCTTTGAACTACGCTTTTTAGCTTAGAATGCTCAACCTTATCATGCACCGTGTTGTTTTGGAGATCAAGGTCACACCCAATAGTCATGGTTGATAATCTACTATTGTTAAAGTATTTTTTGATCTTATTGTTCCTATGTGTACCTCTATTGTCACCGTAATAGCAAATGTCAAATTCTTTTTTTATTGGTTCAGCAAATAAGTCAACACTTTCATTGTCTTTCATTTCTAAAGCTATATCATGAAACACATTGTGTTTAGTTACGTTGTAGAAATCTAAGCCATAAATAGGTTGATAGTTGTATCCAGTGAACAATGCATTCATCCTTAATTCAACAAATGAAATATCATCAGCATATTTTTTTAATTGTTCAACTGTGATTTCCTCTTCAAACTTTGTGGACTTGCGCTTAAGGATTTCTTTAGCTACATTTTTATATGTTAACTTAGGATCAGTTATGTAGTACCATACTTTTCCTTGATATGATGATAGCAATTTCATATAAGCATTTGTAAGCTTAGGAACAGTTCCACCAAAGAAGTTAGTGTTGAAATTATGTATATAAACTTCATCGTAATCATTGAGATCTTGCAATTCGAATATGTTTACATAGTCATTTGTTTCTTTGATCTTCTTGCTCACATAATGCACTATTGCATTTTGTGTATTTTCAAGATGCTTTTTTAAATAGATAGCTTCTAAGCTTCTAATTGATTTGCCATCAATAACTACTCGAGCTAATGGACTAATGATTGCTATTTTTTTCATTTCTGTTTAGTGTTTTCATAGTTATTTAAAGCTGCTGTATAAGCTATCGCGTCGAGTAAATTATCATTCTTATGATGATAAGATTCACGAGAGAACTTTAATGCTATCATTGCTTTAAACATAAATGTAGCATCATATTCTTGACCAGTCATGCCACTAAGGATTTTGGCTGCTCGTTGCATGCCTTCCTCAAATGGTCCATACATTCTTGATTTCTCTTCAGATCTTTTGAAGACGATTTCGTTTGCTTGTTCTAAGATGTTCATGTTATTTGTAATTATGAAGTAAATTTACTACAATACTGATTCTGTAATCATGTCCAATTCCACCAGCTTCCCATTCGCATGGATATAAAATAGGATCTACAGTGTCATAGTCATAACCATAAGCGTCACATCTTTCTTTAAAAGCATTAAGCGCTTGGTTGTAAGAATTGTACATAAAAATTTTAGTTGTTTCAGTGTCATAACCTTTCATTGGTTCTATAAGTAGTGTATACATTTGCTTAAATTATTTGTTGTTGTAGATAAAAAAATACGCGTTGTAGAGTCGCGTCCCTCGTTTTGTTTTACTTTATCCACTGCGCTTTTTCGTTAAATCTTGCGATTGCCTCATCAATTGATGAATAACATTCGTCAGTATCACCTACATAATAAACTCGAAAGCAATACCTAATTTCGCTTATGTGCTCGAGTATAGCAGTTATTTCTTTGAAATAACCGCCCATGTTCATTTGTCCTGTTTTGCTTAGTAATGTGGTTCGTACCATTGTTTTGCGTTTTAAATTGTTATTATTGTTTTGTTTGATGTGCTAATATATGTAAAACTTTGCACAACTATGGTTAAGATTTAACAATTTTAACATTTGGCGCCTGTAAATCAATACGTTAGGAAATGAAAAAAGACAAAATCTACTGAATTTTATCTAAATCAGTGATGTATTCACGCCATAAAGGTACTCTTTCTTTTAGTTCTTCTATAGCTAATCTATCAAACTCAACAATCTTTTCATGGATGCGTTGTTGAATTGGAATATCATGTGACCAATCACTAATGTTTGTTTCAAGATTAGCGTGAGGATAATCATTCAAAAATCTACTCATGTCATAGATCATGTTACGTTCAATCTGTTTAGCTTTTTCTACAAACGTTTCATTACCTTGTGGATCTATTAGATTCATTCGTCTAGCTAATCTATACTTCTCATCATCAATTAACTGTAATGGAGCATTTGTAAGTACATAACAGAACTTAGCGTATTGTGCATTGGTGAGCCAAGAATACACTTGGCCTTGCCAGTAGTATGATTTATCAATAGAGTTGATTTTACTATTGTAAAACGTATTCAATGACCAACTTGATTTTATATCTGGAACATACATCACTTTGTCATTTTCATCTTTAACCAAAAGATCAGGCAAACCACTTACAAATTCATTTTTAAATCTAATGTTGTTTTTGAATGTGATAACATTATTCAATCTTCTCCAAATATCAATAGCGTCAGCTTCAACAGCAATACCTTTTTCAGTATACTTACTACTAAACTCTTCTCGTCTATGATACTTTTCTTGAATGTATACATTAAGCAATTCTGCTTTAGTGGTCTCTGAAAGTTTATCAGATTTTGATCTTGCATTTGTCATCAACGTGCCTATTGATGATGCTCTAAATAAAATGTTTTGCGTGTTCATATGTTTATTTTATTGTGCAAATTTATTCAAACTATTGTTTCGCCTGTGATTTTACTTTTTTTCTCATTAAACTCTAATCTTAATTGAGATAGCAAATCTTCGCCGCATTGTTTTTCAATTAGTTCAAGATCTTCTTTAGTATTTGCATTAGATATCAAATCGCTTACATAAGCAAGGTCAACATCAGTTGTCACCACCTTAGTATCAATATATTCTAATTGTCCATCATCAGTAATAAGTGCTTGATCACTAATAACGGCTTGTTGCATGTCTATTGAAAGTGGACCATACTTAGACAATAGTAATTTTATCACTGTCTTCTTTGCCATAGTATCAAACTCATCTTTCCATAGTCCAAATCCCTTTCTAAATGTTTGAGAATACTTAGTGCCGTGTTGTTGCAGTTCATTAACTGTCATATACAGTACTTTCTCAAAACCATTCAAAAGTTGGAAATAAGCGGCATATCCAAGTATGTTATCTGATTTCTTATTTGACCAATTGAATGAGATACCAGCAAATGAATTGTCTTCTACTAATTGACCTTCATAAACGGGTTTTGCATCTATAGACTTAAACTGACCACTTCTTTGTGCTAACTGTATAAAACCTTTGTACCCTAATTGAAATTGTGCTACAGTCTTCCAAGTGCCATCCTTTTGCTTATTATTGAATGGTATGATGTATGCGAAACCTAAAGAATTGTTCAATGGCAGATCTAAAGTGGCAGCCATCATAGCGGCATTTAATACAGATGATGCATCCGCGTTTTTTAATAGATCATTTGACTGAACTATCTGTAAAACAGAAGTTGTAAAAGTAGATGCTCTTTTGCCTAAGATTTCTTTTAATCGCTTAGCAACGTCTTCGCTACTAAACATAGCCTTTAAGTTGGCTGTTGTTGTTGTTAACTGTGTCATGTGTATTGGTTTTAATTATGCAAATATATTCAATATTTCATAAGGCAATCATTAAGTTCTTGACAATAACTAAGAATAGCTATTACTATTATTGCCCCTATAACGTAACGGATAATGGTTGATATTGTTTTCATTCGATTGGTTTTAATTGTGGGTTTGCGCGGTAAAACAATTCGCGATGTACTTCACTAAACTGATGCATAAAAACTGCTTCGTCAATAGGTGCATAAAGCTTATCTCTGCTTTCGCGTTCTAAACGAAACGCTACATCATTAGCATCGTCATAATGCTTGCTTTCCATTTGCAAAGAGTGACCGATACGATAGACACTAATAAGCATATAGTGTTCATTCATGCAACAATAGCTTTTTACGTGATCACCACATGTAAAGTAAAAAGGTAACTTGATTTCAGTTGTGCCAACTTGCTTATTGGCATACAGTGGAACTGTGATTGTGTTTGTCATTGTATTTATTGGTTTAAATTTTAATTTTCAAAATCATGGCAATCGTCGCATTCAGTGTGTACATCACTATGCTGAGATACTATTTCAATAGCTTCATCAATATAAGTGTCCCATTCAACAAGTAATAACTGCTCATCTTCATCAGATGTCTCATTGTGCTGTTTAACTAATTCAATTGCCTGATCTTTGACTTTCTCATAGTATCCGTCTTCCCAATCGCAATAGATACATTTGTGGTTGTGTGGATAAGGATCAGTAACCCCGTAAATAATTGCCATGTTGTTTATGTTTTTGTTTTATCTTTAAGGTGTAAAAGTTAACTGCTTTGTCGTACAATCTTTTCGCAGATTGGGTAGATCAATGTATTTACTTCTGTGCCTTTTTTGATCTTTTTCTTGTTTTTTAGAATAACATCTTCAGTCAATATGGTTTTTTGTCTACCATAGTAACCTATTTCCTCACGATCTTTTTCACAAGGTAATTGTCCTATGTATTTAGATCCAATGTAGAATTCTTTAAAGTATTTGTTAGATGTTTCGAACATAATTATAGTATCAATGATTTAAAAAATACGCGTTACAGCCGCACCCCTGTATTAATTATTTTGAATAGCAAATTTCCGATTTACTTAAAGTATAAATACATGGCATTGAATTAATATCGTAATGACCATCGCCATAACACTCAATACCATCAACGTGTGTTTCAGTGCCATCTTTAATTTTAAACTCGTTGAATCCCGTTACTATAAATTTTGCTCCAGTTGGTACATGCGTTAAAAGCGTTCCCATTTTGATTGATTGAATTTCTTTCGTTGTCATAATTTTAAATTTTATTGTTGTTATTGATGGAGTAAATATATGCAAAATATTTCATCTTGTATAAAAAAAGTGAAGATCTTTGAAAATTTAACAAATGAACATTGAGAATCAATGACTTAACTAAGCCCAAGAATAGTTGCCATAGTTTGGAAACAGCTCAAAATACATACGCATCATGATAGCATCCGCATAATCTGGTGACTTTCCATGCATTCTTGCTATCTCGTCTTTACTAATTACAGCAAGTTTGCTATCTGCTTCTGGTTGTCTGCGTCTAATCATATCTAGTTCTTGAACTATGATATCTCTAAATTGACTTACTTTAAATATAACCTTATTCTGCTCTATCAATTCTGCTAATTTGAAATAGCATTCAGCCTTTTGATTGACGAACTTATCTGACTGTTTAGCTCTGCCACCATTTAAAAAACCTCTACATTTTAAACTGTCTACCACACCACCACCTACACCATCTTCATCACAAATCACGTTGTTTAGTTTTACACCATGTCTATCACATAATTGTCTAATAGTAGAAACAGTTGTTGTGATTGGTTGCTTTC